AGAAAGAGAAGTAAATGTTACATCACTTAATTGGCTTAATGCAGTAGGATAAGGTACTGTTTGCCAAGTTTGATTATATGCTAAAAATTGACCTGCCGTTCCTGTACCTAAACTATTTTGTTTAGCATTAAATGCCCCCCAATCTGCGTTGCTTAAATATCCAGAAACAGTAAGAGTAGCAACAGGTATAGAAATAGTATTAGTTGTTCTTACTAAAGGGGAGCTAAATGTTAAAGGGCTTTCATAAGTATTTGTATCTAAAGCAAATGTTCCTGACGCAGTCATTTTCACAAAAGAAGTTGATACATAAGATAAAGCTGCTAAAGAAGTTAAGTTTGTAGCTAATGGTTGACCACCTAATCCACTTAATGTATAAGCAGGGATGTTTAAAATATTAGAAACTAAAGTAGCTGAACCACTAGAACCAGTTGTTGTTAAACTTGTAATCCTATTAGTATAAGCAGTATCCCAATTTGTTTGAGATGCCGTAGTAGGAATAGAATATCCTGTAGTAAAAGTAATCGCTAAAGTACCACTTGTTGTAATTGGAGAACCACTAATTGAAAGTCCTGTTGGAGTTGTCATAGCTACCGAAGTAACAGAACCTGAACCACCACTAATAGCAGATAATACTCCCGCAGTTAAAGATAAATTAGATCCAATTGTTATCTTATTAAGTACACCTAAATTATCTCCACCTGCCAAAATATTTCCAGAACCTGCTAAAATTCCAAATTGTGCAGAGTTTACTACTTGTAATTGATTCATAGTTATTAATTAAATAAAGCCCTTACAAATTCATTTGCCGTCAACGCAGTACCAAAAGTTAATACCCCTGATACAGAGTTCCACATTACATCATTTCCTGTTGGAGTACCGCTTGTAAATATATTTTGAACATCAACTCCACCCCTTGAAACATAAAGACAAGTTTTACCTATCATATCAGTCCAAGTAATTGAAGTTTGACCGCCTGTTGCTATATATTGTTTACCACTTACGCCACCATTTATTATTATGCTTCCAGTTGAAGTAATTGTAGTTCCACTTAATCCATAACCGCCTGTACCTTGTAAACTTACTGCATAAGTAGCTATATCTTTCCAAGGACCATTTATTTGAAGCGAAGTCATATTAACAGTGCCACTTACTATTACTAAACCATAAGTTCCGTTATCTATAACAAATTTTACAAAAATTGATGCCCTAGATTGTTGAAGTTGTAAAAGATATAAGTAACCATAATTATCTAAAGTTATTAACCCATCGCAAGAAATTGTCCAAGTAGCTATGTCATTTTTATATTCTCTATACCAAGCCGAACTTTGACTTGTTACCTCTTTTTGAGAAGTTTGAACCGAAAAAGTACAATTTGTAGAACAAGCAAAAGGCATATCATTAGGCAAAGTAGTTACTACATAACCTGTTTTTATTCCTTCAGTTTGTAAAGTTATTGTTCTTGAACCTATATTTATAGCATAAACCTCAACTACTATTCTATCAGTTGCAGAAATTGAAGTATCAGCAAAAGTTACTGATGTAGCATATTCTGTACTGCTTATGCTTGTAAGCAAAGTATTCCCTGTTGTAGATAATAAAGTTAATGTTGTACCATCATATTTATAAATCTTATAATAAACAGAAGGAGTGCCTGTTGTATTTGTAGTTAAAGTAAAGAAATTATCAAAAGTCCAAGTCCCTGCTTTTATTAAAGTTGTATAAGGTATGCCTACCGCAGTTATAAAACCTGCTATTAAACCATCTCCTGTTCTAGCAAAATCCGCTTCGCTTCCTGAATTGTTTTTAGTGCCTAATTGTTTATAAGCAATAGACCCAATAGTAGCACCAGCAACATTGCCATTAAAATAGTATTTAGCATTGTACGTTGTATTGTACAACATTATATTCTTACCAGTTACATTATTGTTTGCCATAAGTCAAAGTTAACCATATATTTCTAAAATATAACCACTTGAACTTATTTTGTAAGCGTGGTATGATAATACGTCATTCATTACTCTCCACCATAAATTAGCACCATTAAAGCCTGAAATCAAATTCTCATCAGTATAATATCTATCCCCAACACTAGGAGCTCCTGTGGTATTATTATAAATCAAATTAGTAGTTAAAGGTGCAGCATAAGCAGCTTCTCTTGTTGCATACGCACTTGACCTTAAATGACCATAACCAGTATTAGTTGTATGTAAATTATTTGTAAAGTATTTTGTTTGTAAACTATAAGAATCTAAATTAGAAGAATTAATATCTAATAAAGTTGTTTTTATTGTATTATTAAATAAATCAATAGTTGTATTGCCAACCATATATGATTTTGAACTAACATTAATTTGAGAAGGGTCAGTATCAGTAGCAGTAAGTCTCATTGCTCCGCTAAATCTTCCTGTATTAGTATTCATCCCCATTATTGAAGAATCAATATTAATCAAGTTATTGCTAAATGAATTTAGATATTGTTTTATAACCAATTCGCTTAATGCATTATATATTTCTGTTGGGTATTCATATCTATACCAACCACTTAAACTTAACCCTGATGAATCGCATAAAAATCCTTTATAATTATAATACCCACTTTTATAATCATTAAACCCTAATGTTATATTGGCAGTATAATTATATTCTAAAGAATTACTTACATAAGCCTCAGTTAATAAAGATTTATAATTAGGAGATAACTGAAGTTGAAAGTTTTGAATTTCACAAGCAGCTTGAGTGTAAAATGGCTCTCTTGAATATCCTGTATAAGCAGCACCTTGTGATAATATAAATTCAATTGATATATCCCCGTTATCAGGTATAGATGCAAATTGAATAGAAGCATTTGCAGTAGAATTACCATTGTATGGTACAAAATTATAACCTGGTTTTGCCGACCAAGTAGAACCATCATAATAAGCTAAATCTCCAATATTAAAAGAATAATTTGAAGCTAAAAAATTATTAACCCCAGCGACATTGCATAAATAAGTATCTCCTGCCGTTCCTGTCCCATTATGTAAAGTTGGTGTATTAGTAGCAGCGTTCCATAATCCTTTATAATTCTTTGTAAATTCATTTGTCCACTTATTAGTATTATCTAAATAATAAGTATTAGAAGCAGTTGTTAATAAAATTCTTACATAACATATTGCTATTGGACCATTTGCAGCACCAATTGCATTAACATCAAAACTTAAAGTAGCACTTTCATTTTTAGATAATGATGGTACATTAATAGGAGCAACACTTGTTTTATATGTATTTAATGATAATACAAAAGAATTTAACGAAATTTGAGGGTAATCTTTAAGTATAATAGTTCCTCCTGTCCCTATTTGAGTATTTGTCCAACTATTAGCAACATTCCCAGTAAAGTTTTTTAAATCAAAATTTGTAATATAATTAGAATTATAATCAATTGTTTTATTAAATACAATTTTATTATACCCTTTTCTATATATTTTATATTGACCATTATCTACAAAAAATAAACCACTTGTATTACCTGCAAATCCTTGTATTTGTCCATTTACACTTCTTGTTCCACTTGAAACTACACTATAAGAAGTATTATATTCAGTATAATAAAAAGATGTTTGAGCAAATTCATTTATTGCAATTATAAACCATTTACCTTCTGCTTGAAATAATTTAGCACCAAATCCTTTGCATATTTGACTTAAAATAGATAAACAATTAGTGGTAATTTTTATATTACTAGTAGTGGTAATTAAATTATTATTATCAACAAATGTGTTATATTTTAAATATGATTGATTTAATGGTTCATTTGCACTAGAAGTGCTTCTATTGTTCATTGTTCCTGCGTAATAACTTATACCACTAACTATATTTAATCCAGTTGGGAATTGTATTTGTGCCAAGCATTGATTAATAAATTGTAAACAAAGAACTTTATCAGCTAAAGAATAATTTGTAGGCAATGGGTAATAAATACTTTCAAGCATTCCTAAACCATCTATTGCATTAAAAGCAATTGTTTTTCTACCTGTACTAAAATTAAACTGTACATTATCACTTATAGCCCATCCTTGCCATTCTAGTGTTGAATCATAATATAATTGTGCTAAATATTTTCTATCATCTAATGTCGTTAAATTAGGCATATTTGAACTTGCCTGTCCTGTTGTATCATCAGTTACATCAATAGTTGCACTTAGTTGACTTGATACTATTGATTCAAAAATATCATCACTTTTTGGCAAATATTGTAATTCTATACTAACCGCAGGAAATTGATATGGCAAACCACTATAACTATCATTTTCAGTTAAATATAAATAAGCAATACTACCACTTTTGGTAGCCATTGTTATTTTATATTTTGGGTTTGTATATGCCATTATGCTCCCCTTCTAAGATTAAGTGAATAATTAGACCTTTGCAAAGCTAACACTAAATCATTGCCTTTTAATGTAAATTGACCACTTCCCCCAATACCACCACCACTCATTGCTCCTGCACTAAATGTGCTATTCATCATTGAACTTAATTTGCTTAATGGCATCACCGCTTCAGGTTGACTTCCTTCCCCTACCATTGCTAAAGTTGGGCTAGAAACTACTCCCCCATCTGCTAAAAATAAAGGAGCAATCTTAGCTATAAAACTTGCTATACTTCCTACATCTACTCCGCTTCCAGATGTTGTTGTATCTGCTCCTGTGCCTGTTTGTGTTTTATTTAATCCTAAAGCTGCACTAATACCTGCAAAAAGTTCTTCTTTAATAAGTGTAAATGCAATATCTTCTGCTAATTTTAAAAATGATTGCCCTAATTGGTCTAATGCATCTTTCCCACTTGAAATACCATCAACCATTGACCTAAATGCGTTAGTCATTTCACCTGAAATAGTATTAGCAAACTTTTTATACATTTCAGTTCTTTTTTGTATTGCATCTGCTTCTTCTTTTTGATCCCTTTCATAATCTTTAATAACGACAGGCTCAATTTTTTTATAATCTATTTTTTCAGTTGCTATATTTTTACCTCCCATTTGCCTTATTCTCCAATCAGGGACATCTAAATCAGGATTTCTTGGTTCTTCTATTGTATCTCTCCAATCAATTATAGTCCCCTTTTTGGCATTTGCAGATACTTTATCGTGAATCTTCATTTGTTCATTAGCCCACTTTTCAGTTTGTCTAATGTCGTATTCTAATAATGCAATCTTTTCTTTTTCAGCATCAGTTAATTCTTTATTAGCTGCTTTATCTATAACAGGGAATTGTGAAGATGCTTCAGCAAATTTTTTGTTTTGTTTTTGTGCTTCTGCTATTTTAGTATTTAAATCATCGGTTGAAATTTTATAAGCCTTATCTAATACATCTTTTTGGTCTGCTACTGTTGTTGTTAATTCCCCTCTTGTATATTTTGGTTTAATATTGGCTAAATCTTGTTTATATTTAGCATCTCTTATTCTTTTTTGCTCAAATAATACTGTTAATTTATTTTCTTCATTTTTTTGGTTTTCTATATCTACTTGTTGAACTGCTGCCCTATTAATAGCATAATTAAGCAATTCTCTATTATTGATATTTTTATTTTTAATATCTAAATCTTGAATTTCTTTGCTATCTCCGTATAAAGTTTTTAAACTAGCTAACGCACTTTTTCTTGTTTCTATATCTTTTGAAGTGTCAGATATTACCCCAATTAATACATTGCCTGTTGCTAATTTTGCTTGAGCACCACCTGCAATTTTATAAGCTGCTTTATTTATTTCATTTAAAGAATCAATAAATTTCTTATTTTCATCTTCAGCTTTTTTAATTGATTTACTATATTCTTCAAAAAACCCTATAACCGCAGAAATAGCTAAAACTACTCCAGCAGGACCAGTAAAAGCACTTGCAAGACCTGTAATTGCATTTTTAAATCCACCTTCTTGAACTGCTAAACGAGTTAATGAATTACCAAACATTGTTAACCCATTCAATCCACTTGTTAATCCGCCAGAAGCAAATTCACGAGTAATTCTGTCCATTTGCCCAATGGCTCTAAAATTCTGATATGATTGTTGTGTAACTGTATCTACTTGAACACCAAACTCATTTAAACCTTGTTTGGCAGTATCTATCTTGTTATTCCAATCTGTAATTGCTTTAGTATCAAAATTACCCTTTAACTTTTTCTCAAAATAATCTAAATCATTAAGAAGTTTAACTATATCTGCTCTAGCTTCAGCACTATCAAATTTGAATTTGACCCCTAAATAAGATGTAAAATCAGTTGCCATATTTTATTAATTTACTCCGTATAGTTCCAAAGTTCGTAAAAGTTGGTCACTTGATAAATATTCTTCTTGTTCAGGTTCTTCTACATCATCTATTTGTGGAATATGCCAAAATGAAGTTAATGATTTAGGATGCTTATCTGAACTATTACTTAGGTATATAATATAGGCGAGGTTTCGTGTCCTCGCCCATTCATTTACTTCTTTTCGTTCTGTTCCCAAAACGATAATACAATAATCTTTCCAAGTCATTTCCCAAAATTCGCTTGGTCTTATTCCACATTCAGCAGCCTTAACTAAAATATCATCCCAAGTTAACTTTTTGAGGCTTTTTTTTTCTCGGTTTCTTTTGGACCACTAACATCAAGATTAGTGGCTGCAAGTATATACTTAAAGTATTCTACTAATTCTCCATCAGCCTTGAAAATAGAGCCTATTTCATCAATCCATTCGCAAACATCATCTTCAGTGTAAATTATTTCTTCTTTTTTACTAATACAAGCGGACTTGTAACCAATATAAAAAAGTTTAATAATTACGCTAATGTCTTTTTGTGAGGTAGCTAGAATTTCAAAATACTTTTCTAAAGTAATATCGTATTCTTTGCAAAACTCACGCATAGCCCAAGTTCCCCACTTTAAATGGATTGTGTTGTTGTTCAGTCTTAATTCAAACATAGTTTTTAGTTTTTTATAAAGTTGTTACTTGAGTTAATGGAGGAACTACTACTTCAAAAGTTGCAGTAAACTTCACATCTTCTTTATCAGGAGCAGTTAAATCCCAATTAGAAATAAATACTAAATCACCAGCAGTACCGCCATAAACTACGTTACCAGTTACAGGAGTTGATGGTCCCATTTTGATAGCAAATTTAGTTTTAGCAATATGCAAAGAATAAAGCAAATTATAAGAATCCTTGCTAGGTGTTCCTGTTTGATCAATTGCAAATCCTTCTGCTTTGATAGATTGTTTGAAATTTGGTCCTGGTTCGTAGTCATCTCCACATTTAGAAGATGCATCGATTACATTATTACTTGATGTAATAGAGTTTGAAGTTAAACAAGCTACTACTGCATATGTGCCACTATTTGTTGCATCTGCGAATAATAGGTAACTTCTAGCTGATACTTTAGATTCTGCCATTTTATTTTAATTTTGAGTTATTGTTAAATTATATGTTATTAAAGTCCTGAATACGTTGTCAAGTGGGTTTAAAGCTTGTAAATTTCTGATTCCTGCAACACTTAAACTAGACGCTTTCCATCCTGCGGGTAGTGTTATTGTAGTATCAGAATTTATAGCACTTAAAATCAAATTGCTAATTTCTTCAGCACGTTTAAAGCCAAAGTTAGCATTTTTTGTAACAATGTCTATAATAAACACTAATGTATTTGTATATCCATTCTTGCCTTGTACTTGGCTTGATGTTCTGCCTGTTAAAATTAGATATTCATTTCCTGCCGTCATTGGTGCAATACCATCATAAACCCCTAATCCAGTAGCTGAAGTTAATGTGGTATAAAACCATTTTTTTATATCTACGTTAGGATTATACATTTCCTATTATTTTTTTTATATTTTCAATTAATGCCATTTTCTCCATTTCAAAGTTAGGTATTAAATAAGGTTGAGCATTCATACCCACTATTGATTTTTGACCTTTGAATTGTCTAGCGTATTCTTCATATCCTGTTAGGATTGACACCCTAGTCCCTGTTCCAAATTCAACATAAGGTGCATATTCTAAAGGTGTAAAAACTTCATACCCATAACCTTCATCATCTTTTATTGGTCTTGTATTTATTGAGGCTCTTAATGTTCCCATATCTACTGGGCAATCCATTTTTGCTCTACTTTCAACGTTTAAAGCTGCTGCTTTTACTGAATTATTTATGTCAATATTAACTTTTTCACTATAATTTTTCAATTCAGTTATAAGTTTATCAATACCAAAAACATTCATTTCACTAGCCATAAAAATTGATTTCTAAGAAACGATGAGCATTGTCAACATCATTTATTGATTGAATAGTGTACATTTTGCCTTCTACATAAACTTGATATTCTTCGCTAATTGTAGTGCCATAACGAATAAAAAGTTTAGCATCTTGATAAAAAGTCTTTTCATCTTCTAGCAAAGTTCTAATGCTATGAGCAGGTCTAAAATCTCCCCAAACTGTTTCTTGCAAGGTAAAAGCCGTAGTATATCCACCTTCCCCATCACTTGTGGTCGTTGATGCGTATAAATCTGCCCTACGAGTCATCGTTGATGAATTAACGTTTCTGCCTTTTTTTTGACCTATTTGCATTTTATAATATTGGACTAGTTCTAGTATATCTTTGACAAGCTCTCCAAGCCTTTTGACAAACACCTGTTTGATCGTATCTTTCTATATCTGCTCCTCTATTCTCATAATCGAAGTCTATTTGGTCCAAAATAGCCGTTTTAAGGTCTTTAGGGACACAATCGTACCCAGATTGATATGTTGCCTTCAATCCATTCCAAATAGGGAAAATAACAGTAGGGAATTGACTACCGATTATGTTATATGTTGGAGGGACAACTTCATTTCCACCTGCATCTTGCATACTTAAAAAATACTGCATAGGACCATAAGGTAGTTGGAAATTACCGCTAGGATTGTTAAACCAAGCAGTTACTGTTCTAGGTATAATACACAATCCAGTTGCTTTTTCTACTGCTTCTCTAGCTTGAGTAATTAAATCTGTTATAAGTGCATCGTCAGATGAAGTTGATACACGACAATAGTTTTTAGCCTCTGCAAGTGTAACTGGTTCTGTTACTTCGCCATTATATTGTAAAGTATAGTCAATTAAATAATTATAGAACGACATATTTTCTTTTTTACAAATTTACATTAATTATAATAAAAAACCCCCTACGTTTTAAGTAGAGGGTAATTTATATATCTAACTATAAGAATTAAGGATTCAAAGCAGCATAGATAGCAGAACCTGGCAACATTAAGTTAATTGCCTCATAACACTCGATACGAGCAGTTACTAAGTTCTTTTGGAAGTTGTCGCTATCCTCATAAGAGAATTCGATTGCAATTCCTTCTACTTCTACTCTTTCGATGTAATCAGCATCAATTACTAAAGCTTTGTTATCAGTAACCCAAGTTGCTGAAAGAACAGGTACACCCCAAATAGTGATGTCGCCACCAGTTCCAATTTGTACACTACCAGAACCTACATAGTAACCAGCATTGATTGTATCAATCAAGATTCTAGCTTGTTGAGGAGGAGATACTAAAATGAAAGATGGATTGAAGTTAGCAGCTTTTTGGTTAGCTATCAATTGAACTAATTGCTTTAAATCAACAGTTTCAGTTGTAGTTGTAGTTCCAGTTGCAGCAGCACTTACAGTTGTAAAGAAAGAAGCATTTTCAGATTTAAAGAAATCTCTTTGCAACATTCTTGGCAAAGTTTGTGATAAGAAAGGCAAAGATTTCATCATTTGCTTAGAGAAACGAGAGAAACCTGCGATGTAAGAGTTTACAATCTTAGTTTCAGTTAAGCTATAATCGTTAGCACCTTTTAATGAACCTTCAGTTTGAGCAGCAATGTTGTTAGTTAAACCAGTGTTCTCTTTGTAGAAAGTGTAAAGACCGCTTTCGCTTCTTACAGTTGGTACTAAATCACGAAAGTTTACTAATTGTGCTGGTTGAATAGCTTGACGTTGAGAATAGGTAGTTACAGGATTACCAGTTACGTTACCAGAAATAGTCATTGTTTTTGCTTCAGGCATTTCAAGACGGAATTTACCACCTTTTTTCAAAGTGTTTTCCATTTCTTCTAAACGACCTTCCATTTTTTCAGATACTAATTCATCAAAGAATTTTACTTCTTTTGAAGCAGTAGCTTTTTTTTGTGCAGCGAAAGCATTATCAATTTGCTTTTGCATTTCGTCTTTAACGACGCTTACAGATGATTTTACATCTTCGATTTGACCTGCGAATCCCTTCACATTTTCAGCCATCTCTTTAATTAAGTCTAAATTTTCCATTTTTACTTTTTGAATAATTGATTAAATTGTTTAATTGCTTTGAAAATATCAGTTTCTTCTGTTGATTTCGGCTCGACTGCTGCTGCGGGTTGAGTGATTGTCAATAAAGATTGCTGTATTCTCTTTATTTCGGATTCCATTAATTGATAAGTACTATCGGAATAATTCCCTTTAGTAATTGCCTTTAATAGATTTTCTAAACGCAAAGATAATGATTCTTTGTTTTCTGATTTAAAACCCAAAGTAGGGGTTTCAGGATTAGCACCCCACAATACTGCAGAACCTTCGTAAAGTTTTAATTCACTAATTGTTCTTACTCCACTTTTTTCTTCTGTTTGTTTGATTGTGCTAAACCCAATTGAATGTTGATTGATTAACCCAGCATCGTAAAGTTTAATTAAATCTTCTCCTGCTTGTGTTTTTACTATTTGAGTAACGGCTACTAATTTGTCGCCATCAACATAAAGTTCACTAGGTTTACCTATTACGTGGTTCATATCGGCTTTATGATCAACTAAAGACCAAATCATATTCTTAGCCTTTGGTCCACGTTCAGTTAATGTCTTTGTGAATGCTTCAGGAACAATAATATCGTTGTCTAAATCAACATTATTCATTCTTGACCATACTGCTTTTACAGTTCTTGTCTTTGTACTAACGTCCATTATAGAATCGTTAATATCTTTTAATTGTATTTTACCCATATAACAAAGTTATAATTTTTTTATAATGCTTGAGAAATTAAAGAATAAATGTCATTATTGTTTTTATCATTTAATAAACTCCATATCTTTCCCATATCTCCTTTTGGCGGATTTGTGTCATAGGTTACATAATCATTATTTGCATCTTTTACGACTTGATAACCTATTGTGCAACGGCAATTGCAAACGTTTCCTGCGGATGCGTGAAAATCACCTGGATAATCCATATACTCAAATCCTAAATTATCTAAACTAGGCACTTCAAATTTTGAATCAATTGGCACTTGTATTCCATACATATGATAATGGTCATTCTTATCTCTAGGTATAATTCTTGTACGTTTATCTAACGTACTAATCCAAATCTTGTTTGTTCTTAATCCTGTGGAAATTGCTCCAATTACTGAACCTGTATTGGCAGCTTTTGCGGTTTCAGTTCTTGCGATAAGTTCGGCACGATAATCAGTAATCCCTTCCGTTTTTAAATTCTTAATTGTTTGTTGCAATGTTAATCCTTGCTCAATTCCTTTTTTAAGATAGCGTTGAATTTGTTGTTTAGTAGTGTCGGTAATATCCTTTATAAGTTGTCCCAAACCCTTGTAATCTAAGTAACGAATTATAACACTTTGCCATAAATCACTAAAATATCCTTTATGCTCATTTGGTAAATTAGATTTTAAGCCCTTTTTTAGCCCTTTGTAGGCATTATCTGCCATTTGTGTACCCATTGCTATGTGAAGCGAATAAATCGTCTGTTTTAAGCCTTTTGTGGGCAAATCCTCTAATGACTGGGTACGACAAAACGCATCCACCTGTGCTTGAAGTTCTTTTTTAAACTTAGGGGAATACGTCTTGAGTGCTCTTGCATACAATTTCTTGTATTGGTTCATTATTTATTTAATGATAGCAAATAAATAGTTTCTGCAAATAAAGTAGCAATTTCATCTACTTGGTTTTGTATCCAAGTTTCTTGATAAATCGTTGTTCTATCATCTTGAATTTCTGCATAACAAGCTTGGAAGTATGCCATTACTTGCTCAGGGTTTTGATAGTTCATTGGTTGAATAATTGCATAATCAACTGGACGACCATAAATACCGCTAACGCTTTCAACTAATCCGTCTGTTAAATCTAAAATGCCATCGTAAAAGCTATTTAAAGCTTTGTGCATTGAATAAACATTTGTTTGATGATGCCATACAACGGCTTGGTCAAATGAAGATTTTAAATAACCTACAAAATCCGCAAAATTATCTTGTGGAGTGTCTTCGTTTGGTTCATTTGGGTTTTCTACTTGCTCAATTGGTTCAGACATTTCAACATCACTAAATGCTTTTGCTGCTTTAAATTGTGCCTCTAATTGGCTAATTTGTTTTTCTAAATCGTTTATCATTATTTATTATTTAAAAGTTCATTAAGATTCTTTGGTACTTCCAAAGGTGCAAAAGTGTCAATTGTTGCAATATTGCTAGGAATGTAAAGTTTTTCTAGTTCAGTTTGATCCACATAATCAGGAATTTCCATACCCATTTCCTCATATTTTTGCTTAGGAGTTAACCACCAAGCCTTATCTAACCAAGCTACTTGTTCAGTCTTATTTGCTTCAAGTTCTTGGTAAACAGTTAAATCGTAATCAATAAATATATCTTGTTGATTTGCATATCCCCAATCTGTGTGCAATTTCTTGTTAAAGTCATCTCTTATTTCATTCAATAAAGGGATAGCACAACGTAAAGTTAATGCCTTCTCGCCTTCTTGTTGATTGTTATAAGTTTTATTCAATGAATCATTCATCAGTTGACTAGGTACTCCATAAACATTACAAAGCGAAACCATATCCCACTTTTCAGATTCAAGGATGCCCAATTCAACAGGGCTTAATCCTATTTCTTTCCAATCTACTTTATACCCAGATACTGCTATTTGATTATAGTTTGTAGAACCTGCTTTTTCACTAACTGATTTCTTTAATGCTTGTGCTTGGTCTGCTCCACTTATTGGGTCAAATCTATCATCGTTCATAAACAACACTCCAGCAGGTCCACCATTTTGGAAAGCTGATACCGCAGCAGTTTTTGCTTCGTTGCTTCTAGTTAAAGTCCTAGATGCGGCTTTTAAAGGAGATTGACCATAAAGTTGATTACCTGTGATATTCCACTGCGGGTTAAAATATTTATCGTGTAAAATTTCTTCTCTTTTAAATGACCAAAGTTTACCAAAGTAAAGTTGGTATCCAGCAACTTGTGGAGGAAATACTTCCACATTAGCTATTATAGCCATATATTGAGCAGGTAGAACGTTAATAGATAAAGGTTTACCCATATTTGCACCACCTTCAATAAGACGACCATAAACAAAAGAATTACCTGTAACTAATTTAAAAGCACACCATTGTTCTACAACGTCTGCCCAAGAATCTTCATCATTTGGATGCTTTAATAATTCGTTTAATCTTGCATCACCTGAATATTCTTCAAATGCTTTCGTTCTTAATTCTAAAATTTCTTTCCAATTTTTAATCTTTTCTGGTTGGCTCATTAAAGCCTTATATTTTTTTGCAGCGGGTTCATTAATAACCTTAAAAACATTAAATGGAGCAAGTCTTGCTTTATCAGTAATAAGTTTAACAATTGAATAAACTATATCATTATTACAATAACCATCATTAACAAAAGATTGAGCATCGGCACCCTGCCAAGTTACTATGCCTCTATTTATTGAAACTGCAGAACCCAAAGGACCAGTCATTGGTAAAACCGATTGTAAAGGTCTTGAGGCAGTAATCTTTTTTTTGGAGAAAATATCCCAAATAGCCATATTAGTACATTTATGTCAAAGTTAAAGATTTTATATTAGAAAACACTTACAACAAATTTAGGAGTATATTCAAAGAACATTCTCATAGCAAGACAATCACTAAAATCTGGTGAACGACCTATTGCAGCCTTGACTTTATCCTTTGGTATTATTCCTTTGCTACCATCATTGTCAACATATTTTTGCTTTACTTGTTCTAGTTCCTCAATAATTAATTGCTTTTGTTTGCCGTCAGCATTGATATATAATTTGCTATCATTTATTATTTCGGCAAGTTTGTAATAGCATTGCGATTTTAGATTGTCGTAATTCTCCTTACCTCTTGTTATTGGGTTATCTAATGCCCTTGAATTGTTAACAAAGCCTTTGCATCCCCTAATAAGGTCAACACAACCCCCTCCGACCCCATCTTCATCTATGCAAATATTAGAAACAGGTACTTTATGCTCTAAAGCAAAGTCTTTTATAAGTTGAGCAACTTCAACAACCGATTTACCATTAAATTGATATAACTTAACACGAAGTCCACTCCATATCCCAATGACAGTACTATCAGAGCCAAAACGTGCCACGTCACAAGTAATATAAGGAACACCGCTAATAACAAAAGCATTGGTAAATGCATCAAGTATTTTTTCATAGTCTATTAATTGTGCAGGGTCAGAGGAATATTCCCAGTTACCAAATAGCAATCTTTCTTTGCTAACCTTATCTAAAGTTAAAAGGTTTTCTTTGTAGTGCTTAGATATGTAAGGATTATCATCTATTAATGAGGCTATAAATCTTTTATTATTGGCAATGCTTCCATCTTGTTGGGGTTTGTAGAACTCCGAGTAAGCCCAATTTTTTGCTGGGTTACAAGTGTAAAGAATCTTAGGCACTAAATCGTTTTGATCCAACTGAAATCTTATCCTTGATTTAATAATGTTTCTGGCTTTGTCATCTACTTGGTTAGCCTCATCTATAAACGCATCGGTAATCTCTAATGAACCTAATTCATCAAAGTTTGGGTCGGAAGGATAGGAGTAAAGGTCTTTAAGTAGGATAGTAGAACCATTAGGAAATTCAATTTGGCTTGATTGTCCGTTAAACTTATAATGTTTATTAGTTTCAAGTCCTTGCATTTTAGCTATCTGAAAGAACGAAACAAGGGTGGTTTCTTTTAGGGTTTTCAATACGGCTCTACCAATTAGTCCTCTAGTATTGGGATATTTTAATCTTTGTTTTAACTGCCAATAGCATCCAAGTGCAGTTTTACCACCACCTGCTCCGCCTCCAAATAGTATTTCGTTTGTTGTTTTATCTTCTAATAAGTCAAGAGCAATAGTTTGCTTTATGGATAATTCCATTATAGGCTTCCTTTGTTTTCAACGTAAGTTTTCTTTTCCTCCCAAGTAATATTTAAACCGCCGCTTAATTCTATTTCGTTCGTTTGCTTGGCTCTACCCTCCAATCTATCAAGTATTTCCTGGTAAGCCCTTAAGTCCCCCTTAAATGCCTTTTGTAGTACCATTAGGTCTAATTGCTCTGCCACAGTAAATTCTTCTTTGTCTCCTGTGATTGGATTGGTCTTTACTTGTACTAATTCTAATAATCTTAGTAAACGAGTTTTGCTATTTGGAACTCCTTTTGGCTTACCTGCTGGATTGCCACTAACTCCTTTTGGGAATGGTTTAAGATTTTGTTCATTTGCCATATCTCACTGAAATTTCATTGAATTACAAAGATACACCACAATTAGGGCATTTCTTCTCTCCTTTGGCATTGTCTTGTTTTTCTTCTATGTCATTGTTGGCAAAAGCTGGTATATCTAAACCCCATTCGTCTAGTTCGATTATGTTCCATTCGTTAGCTAACATATCCCAGTCGTGTTCGCCAAATGAGATGTTATCCTTCATTATGAATTCTTTCTTTTGTGCTTCCGTTAGATTGTTTGCGTGTATTACAGGAACATCGGTAAGCCCAGCTTCAATACAAGCCTTAAGCCTCATATTGCCTCCAAGTACCACATTGTTCTCATCAATGACAATAGGTCTAAGTTCTAGCATTTGGGGGAAATCCTGAATAGACTTTACAAGTTGCTTAAACTTATGATCCTTAATTAATCTAGGGTTGTTTGGGTTTGATTTGATTTCGTTGATTAGCATCTGCCTTGTCGATTATATGGTTTTGTTGGTTTGTCTTTAGGACCAAAGTTCTTTTTGTATTTACCTTTCTTTCTACTGCCAAAGTTTACTTTGCCTGTTGTTAATCCTTTTGCCATTATTTGTACTTTTCGATTATTTCGTTTAATTCAGTTCTTGACCAACGTTTTATTAGTCTATGTTGACTTTCTAAGTGCAAAACCATTCTTTCTCCTATTTTGTCTATTAAATTCTTTCGATAGCCTATAAGATGAAATTGGTCAAATCCATTGCAAGATTTACATTCTCCGTTTACGTTGTATTCATCAAATCTTAATGCAGAACTTCCTTTGACTGGGACATAATGCCCAGCATCCATAACTTCGTGTCCTTTGGTTTGACCGCAAGAAATACAAGTAAAAAATCCATCTTGCGAATCCCTTGTACGAATGTATCGATTAAATATTGCTTGAGCCTTTGCCGTTAATTTTGGAATCGTAGGTAGTGCCATAATGCAAAACTAAGTTACTTTTTGATACGAAACGTTATTTTTCGATCTTGGTACTCAAACCGCTTCTTTTTGATTGGGCTAAAGGATTCCTTTATTTGGTATTCATTTACCCCTGTTACTCTTGTTGCGTAGGCTACTGATTTAAACTCTATTTCTTCTTTGGTATCTAAAAATATCATTCTCACAGGTTGTGCATTCTCGTGTCCTTTCATAGTTTTTTTATAAGATAATAGTATAATTCTTTTAGTAATTCCCAAATCAATATGACAATTAATACTTTCATCGTTTTATTAGGTCTTTAATTTCAATACATATCATTACAGAGCAGTAAACAACTAGGAATACTGGTACTGAAATAAAGAAAAACTTTAGTAGTTCTAATGGTTTAATTTTCATAGGGTGCGTTTTTAAGTTCATAGATTATCCAAATTAATAGGATGCACAGGATTCCGATTGCAATTTTCATTTCTTTGTTGGTTTTTGATTATAGGTTTAAATACTTTCTTCTTTCTTTTATCTGTCATATAAATACCTTTTACTATTTCTTCAAATTGTGCCTTTTCTTCCTTTGTAATATCAGGATGGTATTTTACCCTAATAAGCACATCTTCCATAGGTATGTATGTTTCTATCATAATTCGTTGTCGTAATAAAGTTTAAGGGAATATTTTTTGCATTGTTGCCTAATAGTTTCTTCATCTGTTAAAATATCTTCAGGTTTTTTAGCCTGTGCCAAATTATAGGCATTTACCCTAGCTTTTATTAAATCTGCCTTCTCTGGACTTATTTTAATTAACTTTCGCTTCCACAGGTAATCAAAACATTGATAGTTTAAAAACCGCCAATCTTTCTTTGATGTCTTCCAGTATTCGGCTTCATCTTTCATTACTTGTTCTTCATCTATTTCCATAGGTGTTTCGTTTATTTCGTTTACTTCAATCTTATTTCTTACTTGAACTGCTATTTTTTTATAAGCATTCATTACCTCGCCAATTAACTTTGGGCTAAAATTTATATGCTTATCAATAGAAAACTTGTCCTCTGCAAACATCTTAAAAGCCGTTCCTAATTCTTTAAGTTTGTATTGCCCAAAAGATTCAATCACAAATGAAACGCAAAGCTGAAATATTTCATTTGTTGGCATTTGAGTACCGCTTAAAGCAAGGCAAATCTTTAGATGCTCTATTACTTCAATCCTTGAACATTGTCTAATACCCATTGATTCTAAAGCCTTAAATACTTTTATTTCATCATTGTCCAAGCTGCTTAAACTTTTCCCACTCACGTTCTGCATAGGTAAGTTTTGTACTAATAGTTCGTTCAATGATTTCATCGTTCCAAGATTTATTGTTTAAAAATGTTTCAGGGTTTTTTCTATAATATTTATCAGGTTGCACAATCTTATAAGATTCTATAAAATTAAATGCTTTTTGCCGTTCTTCATCGGTTAATTTATCCCATTTCTTTTTTATTTTACCTTTCTCGCCTACCTTCTTATCGTAATAATCCCAAAAAAAGTCAAAATCTATATTTATATCTTTAGTTTTATTTATAGTTATAGTTCTATTTTCAGTTTCAGTTTCCATATGATTATCATATGATATTGATATGTTTTCTTCTTTAGGCTTTAGTCTATTGTTTTTTCTACTTTCTGAATATGATTTTCGCCTAATTGATTCTGTTTGCATCCTAATATTCACATAATGATTATCTATATATTCAAATTTTGCAAATATATCTTCATCATATGTTTGACATACGCTTAACATATCACGTTCTGTTAATGGTCCTTTTTGATGCTGAAGGCATAATAATTTAATATACTTACCAACTTGTTCATTGGTCATAGTAAATGTTCCACTTAAAAAATCAGATGTGTAGAACAACACCGCAGGGTCTTTAGCCATAAAATAAAAAAGCCCCATTGAATCCCTACCAGTCGGATTGGTAGTTCATCGCAAGGGCAATAAGTTCTTAATGAGTATCCGACACTCAATGCAAATATAACCTATTTTATTGAATATTGGGCAATCTGCTTGTTATTATCCAGCTTGATTGTCTTAGTTACAATACTCATTCCATTATTCCTTAAATCTGATATTCTAGCTGCTAATCTAAAGCATCCAAATTTAGTTAAGGCATCAATTGTAGTTAGCTTTTTACCTTTATTTAGGTAGTCTGCGATTTGTTTGTTTTGGCTCATTGTTTTTGTTTTTAGATTGATTATTAAAACGGCAAGTCATCTTCCGATTCTTGTTGGTTTACGGCTTTAGGATATTCTTTCTTTTCAAAGTTGTATTCTTTACCAGAGCCAACATACTCTTTTTTCTTTTTTTCAGCCCTTTCATCCTTAGACTGGGAGTTAGATACTGAATGAGTATTCTCATACTTATCCTTTTCTTTGCGTTTTTCTACTACTACTGTTGCGTACTCTTTGCCATTCTTTTCGGATTTCTTCCATTTAACGGCTTCTTTTTCAATTGATAATACTATCATTTTTATTTGTTTTGGTTATTAATTTTTTCTTCTTCAATTTGATTTTCTACATCTAAATCCTTTTGTATTTCTTCTTCATCTTCTTCTTCCCAATCACAATGCTCTAAACATTCAGGACAAATTCCAACTTCATCCATATCGGTTTCTGCTCCGCAGCAAGTACTAATTGCCATATTAATTGTTTTTAGTTTTAAAATAATTCATTTCTTCTGATTTAATATCTAAAGCTAATCTAAGAGCAGTTTGCAATGTTTTTAATACAAAATTTTCTTTTGAAAGGCTTGTAGATTCTATCTCTGTTATTGATTTATGTAATTGACCAATCATTAAGTCAATGCTAGGAAATTCATTCATAGTTTTCGTATTGTTCTGTCCAATCATTCATTCGTAAAAATGGTTGAGCAGGGGTTAATAATCTTGTTGCTGGATAGGTTTTAGTTTTGTATTCTTTTAAGTTTTTCTTGGCTTGTATCATATCATCCCAAGATGAATGCTTACCAATATGGCGAGTACATTCATACTTCCAATTATAATACTCAACTAATTCTCTTAGTTTTTGTAGTTTATAGTCAATCATAATCTTGATTTTTTAGCGGTAAATAATGCGGTAATACCATCATTCATTAAATCCTTATTCAAAGAATGTAGTTTTGCCAATTCATTTAGACTTTCGCACATATCAATAGCAAGAGTTAAATCCAATACTGATTTGTGTTTCTTAATAAATACTGAAGCAGCTTTCTCTCCAGAGGCATCTGTATCTTTATCGGTTACCAATCCTAAAGCAGCACTTAAAGCATATCTTCTGTAATAGGTAATTCCACTTCCAAAGGATTGATACTCGTTCATACCTCTTAAAGTAATCTGCGGAATAGTTGCATTGGATTCAATAGCCTCCCCACTAATAGTGTGAAAGATAATTGTCTTTAACCCATCCTCAATAAGAAGCTGGGTAAATCCTAAATTGTGTTTCTTGAGTATCGGATTTATTACTTCAAGAATTGTAGGGAAGTCGGCATAAGTGTAATTATGACCATTTGTTCCCTTGTGAATTACAGGGCAATCCTGTTGAAAGGATGCTAAAGCCTTGTAAATGTTGATAAGTGAATTTGTTTGTAAGGTAATCATACTATGGTTTTTAGGTAAATAATAATTAAAAATAAACTTTTTTGTTAATAACTCAAAATCTTTTTTATTTCTTTTATGTCATCCGATATATCGGTATCATACTTCTGCGAAAGGCTATCTTGTATCGTTCTTAGCGAATGGATAATGGTTGTATGATTTCGCCCAAACATATCTGAAATAGCGGTCAATTTAAGCCCTAATTCATCCTTAATTAGCCAAATGGCTACAAATCTAGGCTTGGTGTGAATAAACCTCCTGCTTTTGCCTCTAATGTCCTTATTTGTTATCTTATAATACTCGCATACCTGCTTTATTATTGTATCAGCATAATCAAGCCTCTTTCTAATTGCTTTTTCCCTTTCCTTTAATGAGGGCATTGTCCAGTAGTTCATTTTTTTCAATTTTAAGTTTAATAATTTGATTTCTTAGCATCTCGTTCTCCATTTCTAGGATGTAAATCAGCCTATGCAATTCTGCTTTACTGTTATCTACATAACTCATTGGATAACATTTACAGGTAACATAAAATTCTCACTTATAGAATATAATTCTACAATTAGCCAATAATAACTTTTAAGGATTCTTTTTTGTATGTCGTTTAATTCAGCAATCCTAATAAGGTAATTGTTTTCGTGAGTAAATAATCGAACATTGTCAAAATGCCCTGCTGCTCTCCATTCAGCTAATAAGCCTTCCTGTCTTGATTGTTCGCTTTGTGCCTTCTTTAAAAGTTCCAGCAAACAAGTTGCTCTTTTATGCAACTTTAATTGTTTCCCTTGATAGTCTAGTTTCATACTATTGGTTTTTAGGTTCGTAATATTTTTGGACAATTATGGACACTAATTTACTTGGTGCTAAATACATCTTTTTAGCTTCGGCATCTACTTTCTTTTTAATGGATTCAGGGAGTCGGATGCAGACTACTTCTTTTTTTTCTGTTTTCATATTTGGGTTTATAGGTTATCAGCTAACATTGCTATTACTAAGCATAATACTATTACTATTACTGCTTTAATTCCTTTGATTTCAAAACTATTTGGGTTCATAATTAAATTTTTACTATTGAAATAATGATTTGATTGTTGGCTATATCAATAGTTCTAAACTTTACTAGAAAAAATCTTGTTTCTTCTATTTCGTAGTCAAGAAAAATGTTGTCGCCTCCTAATGGAATAAATTGGAAATTGTAGGGATAGAAATTGTTGTTGTAACTAATTACTGTTTTCATACTTTTGGTTTTTATGGTTAATTATCTTGTGCAATAAGGGTCAGTAATAAAGTTTGCTGCTATGTAGTTCCAAGCTGCTGCATTTTTAGTTTTAGCTTGATTCTCGTGCCAAAATGGGTCAAAGCTATTTACTTTAGCATCAGTATAAAATTCAAGCAATTGCTCAACTTCTGATTCAGTTACATTTTGTGTATCTGCAACTTCTACAGAAATCATTTTAGTTGAAAAATATCCTTTAGGTGTTTTATACCCAATAGATAAAGAGAATTCCTTAGGTTCAGAATAAGAACCATTAGCATCAATGGATTTGCAATTATCAAAATAAAATGTTAATTCAGCACCACGAGCATTTTTAAATGATTCTTTAGAAAGCCCAAAAACGCATACATCGGTAATGTTTCCTAAATCTAAAGTAAAACCCCATTGCTTATATTGTTCAATGGTATTTTGAACTTTGTCTGATTGTAATACTAAATCTAAAATTGACTGTTTCATACTAATTTGGTTTTGTTTCAACAAATATATAAACAATTACAATAGCAACAATAAATTATTTAAATTATTTTAGTTAAAATAGTGTTAAAATGATATACCATTGAAAATCAATAAGTTATGTATTTATCGGTCATAAATGAGGCTATTATCGGTTATTTACGGCTCAAAGTTGCCTTATTAGGTAACTTTTGTGATTGATAAAGTTTTCTATTAGCAAACTTTTGTAACCAATTTGGGAACATTGTACAATGTTTTAGGGTACAATATGTAAAATGTTGTAACATAATTAGGGTAGATATGTTACTGATTTTCAAATAATTGTGACATAATTTGTTAATTGTTAGTAGTCATACTACGCAAGTGTTCACATTTTTAAACCTTTCACGGAAACGTGAACATTATAAAAAGTTGTTGTACCTAAATTATAATAATGTGTCATTAAAGTAACATATAGATATTGTTATGTTACTTTTAAGGGGAAATAAAGTAAAGCTATAACTTGACTAAAAGGCAAAAAAAGGGGGGCAGCATAAAAATGCACCCCCGAAACCATTAGTATAATCTATGAATGCAAATATAAACAAAACTCCCCACCTTTCGGCAGGGAGAACCTGTATGAACCAAGAAAAAAACAACCTAAATTGACCCATCCTGTAAAGGCTCATCGTTTGTATTATCCATTCTACGATAATTCTCAGCCCACAGAATCTTAGTCAAAGTTATTGATTTCCGTATAATAGCTTCTTCGCTATCCTTTGGGTTCAATAAGTGCATTATTTCGTGTATCAATATTTCTAGGTGCTTCTTGCCTTTTAATCGTGGGTCTATTTCAATATTACCATCACTCCACGCAATGCCGTGCACTTTTTCTTTTCCTAGTTTCTTGTATATAATTTTAATTCTCACGATTTAAGTAAGGCTTCGTCTGGTCTTTCAATTTCCTTTACCACAATTCTTTGTCCGCCTCTTAATTTAGCTAACATTTTAGAAACTGATTCAACTTCGCTAATCATTTCTTGATACTTTTTAACCAACCAACTTTCTTGCTCGGCTATATTAAGTTTATTCCAGTTTTTAGGCATACGCATATTGTTGTTATTTATCTGTTCTACTATGATATTTATGACAAGTTTTACACTTGTATTGTATCCTAACCAATCCTGTGGCAGTAACTACTTTGTTATTCTTTATTAAATCATCACTTCCACATTCAGGGCAAGTACCTCTATCTTCGCCAAAAACAACTCCGTAATGCGTTTTAGCAGGGATATGATGATTTAACTCTTTGTGAACTTTCTCCAATAAAATTACATCTTGTTTGCAATATTTTATCATTTTGTCCATTGATTCCTTGCATTTATTCAATATAATATCTTTCCACAAATTATATTCAGTATGGATTTTTTCGCCAATACCTAAATATTGTGCAATGTAATTAAGTTTATTAGAATTAAACTTGAATTTAGAACGAGCAACCTTTAAGGTGTCTATCGTTACATAATTAGGGAACATTTCAATCCTGTGGAATAAACATCTTGTACGAATCCAAGCAAGGTCAAATTTATCTCCATTATGACCTACTAATTCATTTGCTTCATTTGCAACTTTAATAAACTCTTGAAGTAATTTTTTATCGTTTTGTTTTGAATCCCAATAAACTGCGTGAGTTTCTTCTTCGTCTTCCCATTTGTAGCAAATACAAATGATTGCTCTTTCTTTTATAATACTTTCTGTGCTAATGTTAAGTTTATAACCTGCCGTCCAAAAAAAGCCAATATTGGGACTGCATTCCAAATCAAAGTAAAGCCTTCTGCGTTTGGTTTGCAGATTGTTTTTTGTTGTCATTGTAGCGGTTTTTTGCCTTAGTTAAAAGACGTTGTTTATTTTCAAGATACCAATTGCGTTTATATTCCACTTGGTTTTTGCATCTACCATCTATATATCTTCCCATTTGTTCAGGTCTATTACAAATATGCAATCCAGTATTAACTGAGTGTTTAATATTTTCTGCTATTGTAACATATTCCAAGTTAGATGCTTTATTATTTAACTTGTTACCATCTTTATGGTTAATTACATAATCTTTTGGTCTTTCTCCTAAAATAAACATAGCTACTAATGAATGAATTGAAACATTTTTATTATTTAATTTTACTCTTAAATAACCTTCAGGACTTTTATTTTGTGATAATTCTCTACCTTTTGCGTGTTTAGAATTAGAATGCACATTTACTTGTCCTGTTTCATCATTAATACTAATTTCATAATACTTTGGTAATTCAAATTTCTTTATCATTTTCTTTGATTTTACCAAAGATACTAAACTTATTTGATTAACAAATTGATTCCCTTACCAAATCTGCCTCTGCTTCCCTTCTTTTCACTAAGCCATCAAGTCCTTTAGATTCCCAAAGTCTTTT